AGTGTACCAGAGTGGAAGTCAACAAACGCTAAGCCACGTCCAACTGGTTCTGTATGGATCAAGACCACTGAACCAAACTTTGGAGCAAGATACATTGTCAAACAATGGAATTCAGCTACCAAGACTTGGGTAACGTATTCTGCTCCTGTCTACTCAAGCACACACGCTGCCTTGTATTATCTAGATCGCAGTGGTGGCGGACAAGGCATTGCAACAGATAATCTGTTTGTTCAAAGCAACAGCGATGAAAACAGCAACTACGACACATCACCAGAAACTGCGTCATTTAGAATTTACAAAAGAGCAACCACAGGCAATACCGTGGTAACATCTAACGCTGTGATCTCTGGAACATTTGGTGCTGGACTAAACACATTCACATTCAAAGCATCCAGCAAAGGTAATTTGACATTGGATGCTGCCAGCTCAGTGAGCTTTACTGCTCTAGGCACAGTGGGGGATGCAGAACTTATGGCCACAGCAATTAATGCTGTAGGCAGTACCACTGTTGAAGCTTCTGTGACCACAAACAATGAAGTACAAATCATTCACAAAGAAGGTGGTGACATACGTTTTACAGATGGCACAGGATCACCAATAAGTGATATATTCACTGCCTATAACATCGACACAGGCAATGGTACACAGAATCTATACACACCAGGCTCCGGTGCTGCAGAAACTTTCATTGCAACAAATTGGATTCCGTTGGCCTCAGAAGATTTTGCTGCATCAGCTACTGCACCTTTGGCCGAACCACAAGACGGACAACTGTGGTACACTCCAGTGTTTGATGAAATAGACATCATGGTTCACAACGGTGATATCTGGGTTGGATATAAAACAGCAACCAGTCCTTATTTTGCAGCCGCAGCAGCAGACAAAACTGATCCAGCAGGACCACTTGTAGCGGCCAGCGAGCCGACAGTTCAAAGCGATGGAACTCCACTTAAAAATGGTGATCTGTGGATCAGCACAGCCGATCTAGAAAACTTTCCAACTATCTATCGTTATGATGGATTGGCCTTGGAATTTGTCTTGATTGACAAAACCGATCAGACCACAGAAGAGGGTATCTTGTTTGCAGATGCTAGATACGGATCAAGTGGCGCTTCAGGTAACACAGCAGCTACCATCAAAGATCTTTTGTTAAGCAACTATGTTGACTTTGACTGTCCAGATCCAGCACTGTATCCCAAAGGCATGCTGCTGTGGAACCTACGCAGAAGCGGCGGCAATGTCAAAAAATACACTAACAACTACATTGACACAGCAGCCAATAACGTGCGTTACGAAGCGTTATATAATGATGCTGGAACAGGACCTGTTACTGGTGATGGTCAAAGCACTTATGCCACAGATCGTTGGGTCACAGCTTCGCCAAATAATGAAGACGGTTCGGGCAGCTTTGGTCGAAAAGCTCAGCGTAGCCTAGTTGTACAAAAACTCAAATCTGCAATTGACACCAGTTCAGAAGCCCGTGATGAAGAACGTAGAAACTTTAACCTAATTGCTTGCCCAGGATATCCTGAAGCCTACAGCAATTTGATCAACTTGAACATAGACAGAGGAGTTACAGCATTTGTAGTAGCTGATACTCCATTGCGTTTACCAGCAGATGCAACCAGCCTCACAGCTTGGGGCACTAACGCTAATGGCGCACTAGACAACAACGACACAGGTATTGTCAGCTACGACGAATATTCAGCTGTATATTATCCCAATGGATTTACCACTGACCTAGGTGGTGCTAATGCAGTTGTTCCAGCATCACACATGATGTTGCGCACAATTGCTCTAAGCGATCAAGTTAGCTATCCATGGTTTGCACCAGCAGGTACAAGACGCGGCGGCATTACTAATGCAACAGCAGTTGGTTATATTGATGCAGACACAGGAGAATTCCAGTCAGTGGCACTGAACGAAGGACAACGTGACACACTGTATGATCTCAAAGTAAATCCAATTCCATTCTTTGTAGGAGTCGGACTTGTGGCCTACGGTCAGAAGACTCGCGCAAGAAATGCATCAGCACTAGACCGTATCAACGTGTCACGTCTAGTGGTTTACCTACGCAGTCAGCTAAACAAACTGGCTCGTCCTTATATCTTTGAACCCAATGACAAGATTACAAGAGATGAAATCAAAGGGGCAGTTGAGAGTCTGTTGATTGAGTTGGTAGGCTTACGAGCACTGTATGATTTTGCCGTGGTCTGCGATGAATCAAACAATACACCAAGTAGAATTGATCGCAATGAGCTTTATGTTGACATAGCGATTGAGCCAGTCAAAGCGATAGAATTTATCTATATTCCATTGCGTATCAAGAACACAGGAGAAATTTAAAAATGGCACTAACTTCCTTAAATAGAATTTCGGTTCCTGCTTCAGGAGCCAACAGCGGCACAGCCCTGCTGATGCCAAAACTAAAATATCGCTTTCGGGTGATACTACTAGGATTTGGTGTTGAGGCCAGCACAGAACTAACCAAACAGGTTAGTGATGTGACCAGACCAACTGTGACATTTGAAGAAATGACTATTGAAGTCTACAACTCAAAAGTTAAATTGGCTGGAAAACCAAGCTGGGGCGACGTCACGTTAAATCTACGAGACGATGCCAACGGACAGGTTCAGAAAATTGTTGGTCAACAGGTGCAGAAGCAGTTTGACTTCATGGAACAGGCCAGCGCCCGTTCAGGCATTGACTACAAATTCCAAATGAACATTGAGATGTTAGATGGCGGCAATGGTAGTTTTGAACCAAACATCCTTGAAAAATGGGAAACATATGGTTGCTATGTATCTGAAGTAAACTACGGTGAAGCAAACTACGGTTCCAACGAACCGATGACAGTGGCTCTTACTATCAAGTATGACAATGCTGTACAGTTTGCCGGCGGTACAGGTACAGGCACAGCACGGGGTATTGGCGCAGTTGTAGGCCGAAGTCTTGGCGAGGCTGTAACAGGCCGCGGCAGAGCGGACTAATATCAACAGTTGATCAAAAACCCGGATTACGATCCGGGTTTTTTTACGGCTAAATAATTATATGGCAAATGTATTCACTCGATTTTTAAAAGGGGTAGGAGAAGGGTTACTTACACCCAAGGGCGGTCTTGCGGATTGGCGTCATGCGTCTCGATTGTTTATACAAAACGGCTATAGGCTCATGCCTCGTAGCAAGTTCATGTTTTATGTGCGGTTTGAAATTGAGAAAAATGTACTGACTTCACCGGTATTTACCAACACTCATGCAGATGAGATTGGGTATCTTATCAAGAGTACTGATCTGCCTAAATACAAATTTGAGACAGTGACCAAAAATCAATACAATAGAAAACACATAATCTATAAAAATTTCACCTATGAAGGCATAAGCATGAAATTTCATGACGATAGTGCAGGTGTAATCAATGCATTATGGGCACTGTACATGGGAACCTATGTACAGGATCGATTCAATCCTGAAGCAGCATTTTCTAAAACCAACTTACAGGCCACCGGAACATCATTCGAAGGCTATAGATACGGCCTCGACAAGCAGGGAAAAAATGAAGATTTTTTTAAGTCTATTACCATATACACCATGAGTCGTCGTAGATTTTTAGGTTATACATTAGTCAAACCTAAAATCACAAGTTGGCAACACGGCGACGCTGGATATGGTGCAAATGAATTTAATGAAACCACAATGAACATAGAATACGAGTCTGTGGTGTACAGCTCAGGAAGTGTCGCAAGGAATACTCCTAAGGGATTTGCCAACTTATACTACGATAATGTGCCAAGTCCGTTGACTGTTGCAGGCGGCGGCACAGCCACTCTACTGGGAGAGGGCGGAGTCCTAGATGGCCTCGAAAGTATCTTTGGAGATGTTAGCAAGGGATCAGCATTTGGCAGCGTGGGAGGATTCCTTGGCACAGCCATTGCCGCAGTAAACACCGCAAAAAATATTGGTAGATTATCTGGAGCAGGTCTGAGAGCGGAAGCTATAGGTTTGTTAAGCAGTCCTGCTGCCATTGGCGGTATAATTAATACCGTAGGCGGAACCTTGGGATCAGTATTTCCAAGAAACAACGGCGGCAACGGCGCCACACAGGCCACGCAACGGTCAATTGCTCCTCCACCAGCAGACCTAGGAGAATTCTTATAACATGTCAAATTTACCAACTTCTCTTCAACAAGATAGTGCCGCTGGCACAAAGTTATTTTTTGATCGTTACGGTGAAAAACCCTTGGAGTTTGGAGCCAATGAAGTCGGAGCTGCCATTGCTTTTTTTCAAAGTCGTGGATTTGAAAACGATGCAGCTATCATTACAGCGCAGGTTTTATTGAATCAGGCCAAACTTGACGCCGTGCCAGTGTTCAAGATCATTGACACTCTTAAGAATTTTAATGGCGTTCAAATCAGTGCGCTGGTAGCAGAGATATTAAACAACAATAGAAATGCCACAAGTTCGTTGGGTTACCGCACTGACCTAATAGAAAAACAAAATCAGACTAGAAATATTTTTGCATAATGCCAAAATTTGCTCAAGGTCGTTTTGAAATGAAAAATGTCGACAAGTATGTGGGCAAAAAAACACCATTGGCTCGTAGCTCATGGGAATTTATTTTCATGAAGATGTTAGACGAACATCCAGGAGTTGAAAAGTGGGCAAGTGAAAGTATACAGATTCCTTATCGAGATCCATTAACTGGCAAATATACAATATATGTTCCTGATTTTTTTATCACCTATGTGGATAAAAATGGAAGGAAACATGCAGAGGTCGTAGAAGTCAAACCAGCCAGTCAGACTTTTATAGAACAAGTGGGCAAGAGTCAGTATAATCAACAACAGTATGTAAAAAACATGGCCAAGTGGGAAGCTGCTGCCGCTTGGTGCAAACAACAGGGTATTAAGTTTCGCATAGTCAACGAAAACGATATTTTCCATACTGGCTCAAAACGTAGATAAGTAAAGTATGACGAAAAAACTTGAAGAACTGTTTAATCTAGAAGATTCTAAGCCGGTCAAAGAACCAGTGGTGGTTGAAACAAAAATAGATCACACAGAAGTCCGTAGCCTAGATGACAGCTATAAAGCAGTGGCGGAAATCACTCGCAGTTTACCACAGGTAAAAGAGCTGGACGAACTCAATGATCACGAGTTAGATAACTTAGCATCAAAGGCTGAACAGGCCTACGATGATCTAATGGATCTAGGCATGAATGTAGAAGTTCGTTATAGCAGTCGTATTTTTGAAGTAGCCAGCTCAATGTTAGGCCACGCAATTACAGCTAAGTCAAATAAAATTGAGAAAAAACTCAAGGCCATTGACATGCAGATGAAAAAATACAAGATTGACAAAGACAACAATGAAGACCCAAATGATGTTATCAATGGGCAAGGATATGTAATCACTGACCGCAACGATCTCATTAAAAAATTAAGCGGAAAAGCATAAATACTACTATGAAAACTTTCAAAGAATACCTTGCAGAGGGCAAAAAGTCATACAGCTTTAAGATTAAAGTTGCAGGTGAGTTGCCCCAGGATTTCCAGTCAAACTTAAAAACATCACTAGAAAGATGTAAAGTTATGAAAATGGAAAAAATCAGTACAACACCAATCCAAGCAGTGCCTATGGATTTTCCAACTATGAAAAACTGTGAAGTTCACGTTTTCGAAGTTGCGTGTGAATACCCAATTACTTCACCTGAAATCAGCAGTGATATCAAGAGCATGGGTCTAGACGAAACTTGTTTTAGAGTAAGGGGCAGCAACGAATCTTCTGAAACCGAACAAGGCGAAACAGAAATTTTAAATACTGATGGGCTATTAACAGACAGCCAGTACAAAGAAGGCACCAATGTCAAGCATAAAGATTTCTTTGGCGATGACTTTAACAAGAGTTTTTTGAAAGATTTAAGCAAGGTTGCTAAACAACAAAAGAAAGACAACGGTCAGACAGAGTATAAACTGCCTAAGGCCAAAATTGATAAGACAGGCGTAAAAAGCGCCCTAGGGAGTTAATATGAATTTCAATGAATTAATGCAAAGAATGCGTGAGTTAGATGCTCCTGTCGCTCCATCAGCAGCAGTTGAGGCCTGTGGCGATCCAATGGGAATGCCACCACCAAGTATTCCTAGCAAACCCGATGAACCTCCCCCAAGCATGAGCGTAAACCTCAATGCACAGGGCATGGACAACATTGCTGAATTAATGAAGTTAATGACTAAAGTTAATCCAGACATGATCAATCAACCAGC